TTAAATATATACTGACCACTACTTACAGAATAATCCCATTTTGGTTCAATAGGAGTTCTTATATAATCTATTACAGGATTTACTATAGTTTGAGGAAATATGTTGAATACATCGTTATCAAAATAGTAAACTGGAAAAGAATCTGTTGGTGCTGTAAGATTAGAAGCGCTTAAATATGTGTATTCAGATTTTTTAACTTTTTCTATTTCAGTTAATCGATCTGATTTTACAATTTGTATTGTTCTGTATAAATCTGCTGGTGCAGAAACAGTTGTTGCATTGTTAGCTAAAGTTAAAGTTGCACTTTTAGCAAACAAGTCTATTTTTTCTTCAATATTGTCGGCTATATCACCATATTCGCTGTTAACACCCTGTATATTACGTTTTGTAAGTTGGCGATTATAATCATAAAAAGACTTTTCAAACAAGTCTAGTTGAGCCTGTCTTCCAAGTCTGTTAAATTGGTCTGGTGTTAAGTAACCGCGTTGTTCTTTATTAAGTATAGATAAAACTACTCTATATACTTTATTTACGCTTATAGCCATTATTATTTATTTAAAAAGTTGGGGCCCGGAGGCCCCGGACCTTTTATTGTAATCGTTTTTCAATTGTTTGGTATACTTCAACACCTTCGTCGGTTTTAAACCAAGCACCTAGCGCTGAGTATGGGTTTTCATCAAACGGAACAATTAATAGCTTTCTACCATTAGAAGCCCAAGTAAATGTTCTTTGATCGTTTGATAATTTAATGATACCTTGCTCTACAGCTTTAATACCAGTATTTCTGATATTAATGTTTTCATCATTAGCTAGTTCTAAGAATAACTCAGGATTATTTCTAGCAAATAACAAGATATCTCTTTTTAACTCTTTAGATGTCATAGAAGCAACTCTATTACCTAAATCTGTTCTTAAAATAGCTTCGACTCTGTCGATATCCATTTCTCTCGCCATATTTAAAGCTTCAATTTCAAGCTCTAAAATGTCAATATCATTTTCTGCAATTTTAACTGGATCGTGTTCTTTATAAAATCTATTACGATCTGGATGATAAATAGAAAGGAATTTTTGTAATGTTTGTTTTTCTTTAGGTACAAACAGTTTTCCATCTCTAAAGATCACATGTGTTAGACGGGCATTACCTGCCATTTCGTCTACAAAAACTGTTTTTTGGTTTTCAGCGTATTTAATTTCACGCTCATATCCTTTTTCTTCATCAAACCAAAGGATATTTCTACTCTTTAAAATAAATACAACAGGTATTTTCTCTCCTTGAAGTTCATATAACCTGTCTTTAATTTCCCATGTATTTGCTGTGTTAGCAGCGGCTTTTTTTGTTGCCATAATAAAATAATATATAAAATTAAAAATAGTAAGAAATTACCCCCGATTAATACCGAGGGTAAATCTTACATTATGTTATTATCCTTTGAATAATACAAAGTTGTTAGCAGCTTGAACTACTAAACATCTTTCTGATAGATAGTGTACTTCCATCTTGTCAGTTCCAGTGGTAGCAGCACCAACTGAACCAGTTACCCAAGACTTAAGACGACGATCATCAGCTTCAGATGCACGATAACGTACGTGTAGGAAAGGACGACGAATGTTCTTACCTAGTGTTTGATCGTAAACTGAAGAAGTACCAGCAGGTACAAGTACACCTTGAATACCACCGATATTTCCACGAGTTGACTTATCGTTCAAGTATTTCCAGTCAGTTTTGTAGAAATCATAAGAACCTCTACGGAAACCTGAGAAACCAAGATTTAAAGCCATATCCTCAGAGTTGTTGAATACTCCAAATCCTAAACCACCAGTAATGTTAGGGTTAAGACCAGCAAGCATGTCATCAATCGCAAGATTTGAATCACGATCTAAGAAAAGCATGTTTTCTTCGATAGAACCTTGTTTGTCAAGTTCTTTAAGTAGAATATCAAAATCAGAAAGAGTTTCAGGTCCTGTTTCAGCAGACTCAAACATGTTGCTTGATACTAATCCACGGCTTTCAATAGCAGAGAAAAGACCTTCAGAACCAGCAGGAGCATCAGTTACAGAAGAGAATACATTTGTTCCTGAAGCTTTTTCAGATTCAATAACTGCCATTTCTAAGTAATCCTCAAAACGAGTACGAGTATCACCTTCTGATTTTAGATACCATAAATAACCAGTTTGTCCTGACTCTCCAGTTACTTCAACCCAACCAATTTGAGCAGCATCAGATCCAGAAATTTCAAAGTGATCTTTGATGATCATTGGACGGTTGTCTAATGAAAGGAAGTTTGGCTCAATAGACTCAGTCATTGAATCAGTACCTTTCTTAAACTCAGAACCGTAAACAAAGAATTTAATAACTTGGTTGTCATCTACAGCAATACCAGAAATATCATCTACATTTTCAGCATTGTAAGGACGAATAGTTAATTGTGAAGTTGAAGTTTCAGCTCCAGCAGTTACAAGAGCTTTAAAAACTACACCGTTAACAGTTGCTACAACAGTAGCTCCTTTACGTACAGCGTGAGCTTCAGTAGCTCCAGAATCGATACCAGTAATAGTATCAACAACACCAGTTACAGGGTTAATTTGTCCTTCATAAGCTAAGTGAAGACGACCTTGCTCTGACCAAATAACTTGATCTGAAGCCATCGGCATTTCAGCTCCGATAACTCTTAGAAATCCAGATACAGTTCTGTTTCCGTATTTCTCTACTTCTTGTTCGTATAATTCAGGTAGGTATTGTTTTGCCCAACCATCGGTACGAATGTCTAGATAACTACTAATAGTAGTCATTTTTGATTGCGCTGGAGTGATTAGTCCACTAGTTCCTAACGCAAAACTTGCAGCATTATTAGCCATTTTTGTAAGTTTTTAGTTTTTAGTAATTTTTTAGTTTAATTTTTAATCCAGATGAATTATCGCCTGACACAACTCTAACTTTAGTACCTCCAGCATCAACAACACCGCTATTTGATTTTCTAGGGTCCATGTTAATGTTTTTAGACTCTGCTTCTAGCTTTTTAATAGCATCAGCTTGTCCTTGTTGGTAAAAATGGTTAGCGATTTGATCGGCATTTCTAGCAGCAAATAATGCTTTGTGATAACCTGAAGCATCCTTTAACATATTGTCTTCGCCTAAGAACGTCTTAAACGTGTTTAATATGTCACTCTGAGCTTGTTTAACACTCTGAACATCTTTAACATTGTATCTGTACTTGTTTTCACCAACTTTAAATTCAAAACCTTTGAAATCTTGATTAAAAACACTGTCAGTTTGTTTTGCAAAGTGTTCTGCGACTTTTTGCTGTTGAACAGTCATCTGCTCCTGTTCTTGTTTATATTGATTGTAAAAGTCTATAGCTTCTAATTGATCTGGACTAGCATTAGATCTCATTTTGATCTCGTCGTAATACTTAGTCTTTAATCCATCAAGGAAGTTTCTAGCTTTTGCAACTTCTTCTTTGTAAGCAAGCTTTTTTCTTTTTATATCTCGCTCGCTGTCTATATCTTCGTCATAAGTAAAATTGTCCTCAATTAAAAAGTCAATTTCATCATTATCAAGATGTGATTTTGTTTGCTTGTAATATTCTTTAAGCAAATTTTCTTCGTTAATACTTGAATAATCAGTATTTAAACGTACGTAGTCTTCCAATGATCCACCTGTTTCTTTCATAAAGTCAATTAACTTTTCTACTCCAACAGGCAACTCAACTTGTGGTTGACTTACTTCTTCTTTTTCTTGTACGAGCTTTTCTTCATTGACTTCTTGGCCATTGACTTCTTGCTCTTGCTGTTGCAACTCGGCATCTGTTTCTTCTTTTATTAATTCAACTACTTGTTCTTCTTCTTTTTCTTCGGTAGGTTCTTCGGTACTCCGTACTTCTTCGCCCACTTCTTGGCTAGCTTCGGATTCGTCGCGAACAGATACCTCATCTGTGCTTTGCTCTTGAACGGCATCTTCTTCTTTGTTTCTTAAATCGACTTTAAAAACACCGTCGTCATTAACTTTAACACCAGCGTTTTCTAATACTGTTTCTTCTCTCTCTTGAATAGATGGAGTTTCATCATTCAAAAGATTTACTTTAATTGGTTCTTCCATAATAAGATATAATATAAATTTTTAGATTTTTATCTTGGCTCAAACTGTTCTAAACCAAAACCGCCAAGTGTATCAAAACCTGCAGACTCAAAGTTTTTAGGACCTGTATTTCCTTTTCTTTGTTCTATTAGTTCTGATTGTTGAGAAGCTTGAATTTTAGTTCGTTTATCTTTACGATCTTCTTTAAAGCTTTCTTTATCTTTAATCACTTGCGATTCAACTTGTTTAAGTTGCATGTTTAATTCAAACTCATGATACATAAGTTCTTTTTTAACTGCAGCTTCTTTTTCTAGTTTTTGTATTTCTAACTGAGCCTTTAATTGTTCTAATTGAGCTTTGCTTTGTGTAAGCGCTTGCTCTTTTTGCATTTCAGCTTGAGCAGCTTCTTGCGCGGCTCTAGCATTTGACTCTGATTGTGCTTGAATATTCTCAAGCTGCATAGCTCTATCTTTGTCTGCTTTTTTCTTTCTTCTTATTTTAAGCAGTTGATTAGCTAGCTTTATATTTTTAACGTCTCTAATATCAATAGCATCTTCAAGATATATCTGATCTCTTTGTAATGCTGCTTGAATATTATTTTCTAGTAATTGTTTTTCTTCTTCATCAGGCGCTAACTCTAAGAATATTCCAAAATCATGCAGGTGTAAATCTGCTATTTCTTCAAGAGTACCAACATTAAACTTACCAATACCATTTATAAAAGCATTTTTAGTATTAGAGTATTCTAATACATCAGATATTCTAAGTGAAATGTTTTCTGCGGTTTTTAAAGTAATGTATAAACCTGATTGTAATATATGTCTAGTGGCAGTGTTAGAGTTAGCAGCAGCTAATTTTTGTAAACCAACAAGAGAGTTTTTGTCTGGCATACTACCGTCTCTTGCCTCGTTTAATCCTGTAACATCACGTATCATTTGTAGATAGTAGTTGTAGGAATTAATTAAGCTAGATATTTTTTGATTACCACTAGAAGACTGTAGCTCTTGAACAGGCATACGACCGTGATTAAATTCACCGTCTTGTGTCATTGATCTACCAATAACCGAACCTGTTTGAAAATACATGTTCAGCGCTTCTTGTGGATTATAGTTTGTACCATTACCAAGATCAATCTCAGCAATAGCATCAGCGTCAAGATAAACACCATCAGGTACCATACGAGACATCACCTGTTGTAATTTAAGGTGAGTTAATTGAATCATATCAGCAAACGTAGTCATACGGCTAACTAAAGATTCAATCTTACCTTTATACATGCGAGGAGCAACGATATTATAAGACATGTTAACCTTAGTCGTATCTGACTTAGGTCTTGTCATGTTTTCAGCTAGTTGCCATTTAAGTATTTTATTTAATCCTATGATTTTTACACCCTCATATAATACCTCAATAGATCTGTTTAC